AACCGCCGTGTTTTGGTATGCCCTTTTTATCCTCGGTTACGTCATCGCTGGCACTGGAGCTGGCGTCGTACTGTTTCACTCCGTTAACGTCATCATGGGTACTTCGCCCGCCTCCAGCCATCGCAACACCGAAGAGGACGAGATCTGGGCAACCCTGCTCGTCACGGTCGGGCTTGCCTCGATCTGGCCGGTCGCGTACCCCCTGTACCTCGCTAGCCGTGTGGCTGCGAGTGCGGTAGGATAGAGGCACGTACACGGGAGCCCTTCGGGGCTCCCGTTTCAAGACAGAGAGAATCCCCGCGCGAGGCCAATCGCCGGGGAGCGGACAACAGACTGGAGTATGTTGCCATGGTCAATGATACACGACTGTGCACGATCGAAGGATGCGAGAACGCTAAACTTGCGCGCGGGTGGTGCCCAAAGCACTATGCCCGATGGCGTTCGACTGGCGACCCGCTGAAAACCCGTAAGCCCACAGGGGGCAGGAAGCCTGTGGACCCCACGCGATCATTCTGGTCAAAGGTTGACGCAGACGGAGATTGCTGGGAGTGGAAAGGAGCCATGCGACCCAACGGTTACGGAGTTTTCGCGACTAATGGTAAGAACGTCGGCGCGCACCGGTTTGCCTGGGAGAACCTAATAGGCCCCATCCCCGAAGGTCTCGTCATCGATCATCTGTGTAAGAATCGAGGATGTGTAAACGTTACCCATCTCGAACCCGTAACTTACTCCGAAAACATTCTTCGAGGCGCAGGGCCGTTTCTGACGAAAATCAGACGTGCAGTGACGGAATGTAAACACGGGCACGCGTTTGACGCGGAAAATACGTATCTCTGCGCGAACGGCAAGCGCGCGTGCAGGAAGTGCCGCAAAGATAGAGGACAAATGACAAAGGGGAAGGGTAAAAATGACTCTCGGTAACGTCAATCTTCATTTGGTCGAACGGATTGAAGACGTTCACGCCTGCCTCGACTGGCTGGACAACCTGACTACAGACCGTATTGCCTTCGATACAGAATCCAGCGGGCTCGACAAGTTCCGGGACCACGTGCGACTCGTGCAGTTTGGCGACACACAAGACGGGTGGTCGATCGAGCTTGCGCGCTGGCGTGGGCTGGTCGAAGAGATCATCACCCGTTGGTCGAAGCGCGGTCGGTTCACTGCGCACAATGCACGGTTTGATACTCGGTTTCTCTCAAATGCCGGTATCGACATACCCTTGCATCTTGTAGACGATACGATGATGTTGGCGCATATTGCCGATCCGTCCGTTTCGATCGGACTCAAGCAACAATGCGCCAAGCACATCGACCCGCGAGCCGCTGCACTCCAATCGCAGCTAGACGCCGTGATGCACTCGGGTGGGTATACCTGGGCAACGATCCCGATCACTGCCACGGGGCCATGTGCCGCGTATTGGACGTACGCGTCACTCGATGTAGTCATTACGTCACGCCTATGGGATCACTATGCGCCTACAGTGCTTCGTGATGCTCCCCGGGCGTACGACCTGGAACTCGCAACCGGGTGGCTTGCCGACAAGATGGAAATGAAAGGCGTCGCCTGCGACCGCGAATACACGCAGGCGAAGCGCACCGAGCTTGACGCGTTGCACGTCGAACTCACGAAGCGCGGCTTCGATGAGTTCGGGATTGATCTCGGTTCGGCACAGCAAGTGACCGACCTCCTCCTCGCGGACGGCGTGAAGCTGTGGAAACGCACAGATGGTGGCGCGTGGTCGCTGGACAAGTTCGCGCTTGAAGGCATCGACCACCCGATAGCCGCGCTCCTGCAGCAACGCAAGCAGGCCGAAAAGATCAACTCGACGTACCTTAAGCGGTTTCTTGAATACTCAGAGTATGACGGGAGGATTCATACCTCTATCAACACGCTTGGGTACAAAGAGCAGTCCGCAGGCGCGTTTGGAGTGAAAACTGCACGTATGTCGAGTTCATCGCCGAACTTGCAGCAGCTCACCCGCGTGGACGAGTCGGACCCGCTGAGCACGATCGCCCGGAATTGCATTGTGTCGTCACCAGATAGCACGTTCGTGCTGTTCGATTACGATCAAATCGAGCTTAGGGTCATGGCGGACTTTTCGGCAGATCCAGGACTTCGAGAGGCGTTCCTCGCAGAAGAGGACTTTTTCGTGACGCTCACGAAGAAGATCTACCAGGACGAGACGATCACGAAGAAGAGCCCAGAACGCAACCTTACGAAGTCCTACACCTATGCCACGCTGTACGGAGCGGGCAACGACAGGCTGGCGACGACAACGAAGCGGCCGCTCGCGGAGATCGAGAAGCTTGCCACCGACTTCAATGGAACGTATACCGGTGTGCCCGCACATCAGCAGACGATTCAGTGTCTCGCCTCGCAGCGGTACCGAGATGAAGGCGTGGGCTACGTGAAGTCGCCGCTCACCGGGCGCAGGTTCCAGCAGCACAACCCGAACCTGTTCTACCAGCTCGTGAACCACCAGATCCAAGGCGTTGCTGCAGAGATCATGAAGGGCGCGCTCCTCCAGTTGGACGCAGCGGGCATCGGAGACTACCTCGCGCTGGTGGTGCACGACGAAGTGATCGCCGATGTGCCCGATAGCGAGGTCTCAGACGTTATCGCCACGATGCAAGACGTTATGAACGATGACAGCCTGTTGTCGATCCCGCTTACAGCGGGCGGGGCAACAGCTAAGCGATGGGCGATGAAAAGTGACATCTAGTAACGAATACGTAATTATCGGTATCGACCCCGGTCTCATGACCGGCATGTTCTCATGGGTGTCATCAGGTGACCCAGAACTGATGGGATGGCATGTCTCGTCTGACGACTTCACTACGGATTTCTGGGGGGTGATGGGTGGTGCACGAAGCATCGCGCTGCCCGAGGACATCCACGTGGCGATTGAGCGTTACATCATCACACCGAAGACCGCGAAGCTCTCACAGCAGACCGATGCTTTGGAGGTGACCGGGATGGCGAAAGCTGTGTCGGTGCTGCACGGCAACGTTGACGTGCACCAGTACGCGAAGTCGAACCTCAAGTTCGCCTCTGACGACATGCTCAAGGCTGTCGGCTGGTGGAACCCAAAGATGCGGCACGCCAACGACGCCGCCCGACAGGCGTTTGCGCTCCTTAAGGATGTGGACTATCCCCGCTGGTCAGAACTGGTGCGGGATGCTAAGATGGAACCTACGACGGAAGGATGAAGGATGAATGAGATCTATGCCGATCTGGGCGAAGACGACCGGATCGTCCTGTTCACACGTGATTTCAGCGGGAACCAGGATGAAACGCTGTGGAACGACTCCTATCAGATCAAGATGATCCCAGGCAAGAAGTGGGACCGCAAGGCGAAGCGCTGGACACTTCCGAAATCGTATGCCGCGTGCATCGTGCTGCGCGAGCTGTTCGGGGATCGGATCGTGGTCGAACCGGAGCTTGCCGCTTGGGCGCGTTCGGAACGGAATCGACGCGATGATGTCTTGCTACTTCGCGAGGCGTTGTCGATTGGTTGGGTCTCTCCGTACTTCAACGAGCACGATGCGATCCTGTACCCGTTCCAGGTGCCCGGACGTGACTTTCTGGTCAAAGCGCGCAATGCTCTCCTTGGTGACGAGATGGGAGTTGGCAAGAGTTTGCAGACATTGTCGGCAATTCGCGCCGTTGACTCCATCGGTGAGGCGTACCCCGCGCTCATCGTCTGCCCCAACTCCCTCAAACGGAACTGGGAACGCGAGATCAAGCGTTGGCTGCCTGAGGCGAACCCGTTCGTGATTCAGGGCAGCGCTGCGAAGCGCCGCGTGCAGATCACCGAGGCCGCGGAAGCATCCAACGCCATCATTATCGTGAACATCGAAGCGATGAAGCTGCATTCCCGCCTGTCCTCATACGGTTCGACGCGGCTCAAGCGCTGCATGGAATGCGAGACGAAGACGCAGCCCGGTACGCCGGACTTGAAAGAGTCCGCCTGCGAGGTTCACGAGAAGGAACTCAACCGCATCCCGTTCCGGGTGTGCGTGCTCGATGAGGCGCACAGGGTAAAGGACCCTGCAGCCTTGCAGACCCGCGCCATCTGGAACGTGTTCCATGGGCCTACTGTTGAATACCGCTGGGCGCTCACCGGTACTCCGGTGGCGAACCACCCCGGTGACCTGTGGTCGATCATGCACGCTATCGCACCTGAGACTTACCCTGCGAAATCGGCCTTCATTGATCGTTACGCCCGGATCGAATACAACCACTTCGGCGGCATGTCGATAGTGGGACTCAAGCCGGACACGAAAGAGGAGTTCTTCAAGATCCTTGACCCGCACTTCCGACGCATGATTAAGGCGGATGTCCTCAAGCAGTTGCCCGATAAGGTGTTCATGCGGCGTGATGTCGAGATGAGTCCCAAGCAGGCGAAGGCGTACAAGGACATCGCGGAACAACTCGTCACGGTGCTTGAGGACGGAACGGTTCTTGTCGCCAACGGGAATCTTGCGGGGGCAACCCGGTTGCTGCAATTCGCGTCCGCGTACTGTGAGGTCGACCAGGGGGAGACTCCTGAGGACCCCGCCACGTGGCTTGTGTCGCTTACCGACACGCCGAAGTCTTCGAAGATCGATGAACTCATGTCGATCATCGAAGACGATCCGGGCAAGCCGATGGTGATCGCAGCGGAGCACCGGCAACTGATCGACCTTGCCGCGGCCCGCATGACCGACGCCGGTATCCCGTTCGCTCGGGTAACGGGCGGCGTGTCAGCGGACGAGCGCGACGCCGCGGTGCAGGCGTTCCAGGACGGGAAGATCGACCATATCCTGTTCACATATAAAGCGGGCGGCGTCGGGCTCAACCTGACGCGCGCTGACACCATGGTCCGGTTGCAGCGAAGCTGGTCACTAATTGATAACAATCAAGGTGTTGACCGTATCCATCGGATCGGATCGGAGGTGCACGACAAAGTGACCATCATCGACCTCGTGGCCGCGGGCACGATCGAAGAGACGCAGCTCGAAAGGCTGTACGACAAGGCTGAACGGCTTGAGGAGATCGTGCGCGACCGCGCTAAGCTCCTTACGCTGGGCAAGACCACCGATGATCTGGACGCGGAAGTGGCCAGGATCGAAGCAACGGGACTGATGGGAGGGTAGGGCATGGGCGAGTACATTACCGACATCAACACGGCCTTTCAGGGCGCAGACGGATTTTCAAGGTGGCGTCGAATCCTCTGGGATGAAGAGATCAAAGTACTCTATTTTGAAGATCATTCGGCATCGGTGGTTGAAGTGTGGCTGGGCGGTCCGATCGGCATCGAAACAGAAGATGATTTCGGAGTCTGGCCCAACAACAGGATGAACAACAGCAACGCCGTAACCCTGTGGGAGATCACGTGAGCCCCAGCATGAACTACGATGACCCCCGCGCTACTCCCGAATACATTGATCGGGAGAAGGTTCGGAAGCGGATCGTTAACCGGCAAGCGTTCATTCGTAGATGGTGGCCTCGAATCGAGGCCGAAGTGAAGGAGGCGAGGGAACGTGAGCAACGATGAGGATTGGGGCCTTAGGAAACTGTGTGTTTCCGAGGACCCCGCCACCTGCGACCACGAGCACCTGACCTTGTGGGACTTTGATCCCGTACTTGCGTCCCTGTCGGACGCCATCGAACGGTACGGCATCAAGCGAGGAGGTGTTGAGTATGGCAAGCCACCAGAGTGAACTGCGTCGATTCTCGCAGAGCGAGTTTAAGGAGTTCCAGTGCAACAGGCGCTGGTACCTGTCGAGCTACCGACGCTTGTCACCGATCACGCTCAACCCTTCGGGGCCGCTCCGGTCCGGTAGTCGTGTGCACGCCGCGCTTGAGGTGTTCTACGGGCCCGAACCGGGTCGGTACCTCGAAGCACTGGCCCAGGAACAGATGAACGACTGGGCTTCGTACGAGGACAACTGTGTGGAGCTGGGGGTGTTCCCTGATGGAGAGGTGCATAAGGCATACCTCAAAGACTGCGAACTCGAACGCGCCATGCTGGAAGGCTATGCCGATTGGGTGGCCGAATCCGGTGTTGACGCCGGTATCGAGTTCACAGCTATCGAGGAGATCGTGTCGGTCCGCGGTTCGGAGTTCGCGCCTGAGATCGTGGAACGGTTCGGGGAGTTCGAAGTCGTCGGCAAGCTGGACGCAAGGGTCAAAAGGGTTATGGATGGTGTATACCTCCTACTTGACCACAAGACCGCGGCAAGCCTCACCTCCGCGCTCGCGACGTTGCACATGAATCCGCAGATGCTGCACTACGGCTGGTTGGAACGCATGACGCAACCAGCAGGCACGTGGAGTGACGGGGCGCTGTACAACGTGCTCAAGAAGGTCAAGCGTGGCAAACAGGCGAAACCACCGTTCTATGACCGGTTCGAAGTGAACCACAACGACGACCAGATCGCGTCCTACGAGCTGCACATGAAGCGGAAGATCACGAAGATCTTCGAGCTTGAGGCACTGCTCAAAGACGCCACGGTTGAGGAGCAGGCGCACATCGCGGAGCCGAGCCCCGACGACTCGTGCTCTTGGAAGTGTCAGTTCTTCACGCTGTGCCCAATGTATGACGATGGGTCACGAGCTGAGGACATGGTGCGGGAGGAGTTCCGCGAGCGTGACCCGCTCGCCCGGTACGCGGAGGGGATCAAGGATGCGTGACCCGTCCGCGTGCCGCTGGTGTGGTATCGGCAAGGCGCAGCACTGCGGCCAGTACTGGAAACCACCGGTAGGCTGGCATGTCTGGACCGAGCCCACGAAGGAACAGCGGTATGAGGCGATCCGCGCCAACGCAGCCGAACGGCAGGCGCAGCGCGAGTCATGATATAATTCAGACCTAGACAAAGAGGAAGGATGCAATGACCGAAGACAGAAACCCACGTCACAACGCGACGTTTCTCGTGTACGCCGAAACCAAGCGCGGTAAGTCGACACTCGGGGCTAGCTGCCCCGGGCCGGTGCTCGCGCTCGACGCCGAAGGGTCCTGGAACGCGTTCGAAGGGCGTAAGAACCCCAACAACCCGAACCAGCCCTACCGAGTCGTCTGGTGGGACCCGAAAGAGGCCCCGCCGAAGGCGGACGGCACCTGGGATATCTGCGTCGTTGACGTGCTTCGCTGGGAGACCGTTGAACAGGTGATCGGTTGGACTATCCAGCCTGACCACCCGTTCCAGTCGATCGTGGTTGACTCGGTGACGCAACTCCAGAAGCGGTGCAAGGAGGCACTGCCCGGTTTCCAGTCCGGCAACCAGCAGTATTCCGACTGGGGTCAGCTCTTGACCCGCATGTCCGAGAAGATCCAGCGGATTCGCGACATGGTGAAAGACGTTCGGAACCCGCTTCGGGTCGCGTTGTTCACTGCCGAAGGCAAGCTTCGCACTCAGGACGGGAAATACGTCCCGAACATGGAAGGCGCGTTGCGAGACGGTATTGCGTACTGGATGAACACCACGGCTTGTCTCAAGGTGAGGCAGGTACCGAACGTTGACGGCATCCTTGCCGCTGACAGCCCGTTTGTGCGGTCCCTGCTGGTCAAGCCAAATCCGCAGTACATCACCGGTTCGCACTTCGAGGACCGGTTCACGTCGAACACCATCGAAAACCCCAACATCACCGAGATGATGGGCCAAATCTTCCCCGGTTTCGTGCCGGAGTAAGGACTACGAATCATGACTACTGTCCCGTGGGATGTCCTGGTCGCCAAGGCCAAGGAGAATGGACACACCGAAGTCGCCCCCGTGGGTGTCTATCAGTGCCGCATCGAGGCTGCCGAAGCCGGGGAGAACCAGAACGGCAATGCCTTCATCGAGACCCGT